CGCATGACAACCTAAGCATGGAACGGGGCTTAGGTATATGGGAGAAACCAATGGTTACTTACGTATATCGTGGCGTTGTTTACACTAAGTAAATGACAATAGAAAGGGAGCACCTCAGAGTCGGACTCCCTTTCACTTTGGCTTTTTGCCCTCCACGGAGGATACCAATCAGCCGTCTAGACGGTGGGACAGACCACAATCTCAATGAGTCTAAGTAAGACTCGCAACTTTTTACGTACGTAGACGAACAAATATACCCTTTAATTTTAACTGAAAAATGGCTAATGCTAATCAGGTTGGATTAGGTCGTATTAACCTATCCACAGGTACTGGTTACGATGGAGCTACTGATAAGTACGCCCTGTATCTAAAGCTGTTCAGTGGAGAAATGTTCAAAGGCTTCCAACACGAGACTATCGCAAGAGATCTCGTAACTAAGAGAACCTTAAAGAACGGCAAATCTCTACAGTTCATCTATACAGGTCGTATGACAAGTGAGTTCCATACTCCCGGTACACCTATCTTAGGAAATAGTGACAAGGCACCTCCAGTCGCAGAAAAAACAATTGTAATGGACGATCTATTAATCAGTTCAGCTTTTGTTTATGACTTAGACGAGACTCTTGCACACTATGAATTGAGAGGAGAAATATCTAAGAAGATTGGATATGCTCTTGCAGAAAAATATGACAGACTTATCTTCCGTGCTATAACACGCGGAGCTAGATCTGCATCTCCAGTTTCTGCAACAAACTTTGCTGAACCCGGCGGAACACAAATCAGAGTTGGTGATTCTACCGATGATTCAGATGCATACAATGCTGCTGATCTTGTAAACGCTTTCTATGACGCAGCTGCTGCGCTAGATGAAAAAGGCGTTTCTACTTCAGGACGTTGTGCTGTACTTAACCCTCGTCAATATTATTCCTTGATCCAAAACGTTGGAACAAACGGACTAGTAAATAGAGACGTTCAAGGTACTGCATTACAAGGCGGATCAGGCGTTATTGAAATCGCTGGAATCCACATCTACAAGTCAATGAATATTCCTTTCCTTGGCAAGTATGGTGTTGCTTACGGCGGAACAACAGGTGAAGTATCTCCCGGAAATCTTGGTGATTTCATTGGACCTACTCCTGAGAATGCTAACGCTACTGGCGGAGTTAACAATGACTACGGTACTAACACTGAGTTAGGTGCTAAGTCTTGTGGACTTATTTTCCAAAAGGAAGCTGCTGGTGTTGTTGAAGCAATTGGACCACAAGTTCAAGTAACAAACGGCGACGTTTCTGTAATCTACCAAGGTGATGTGATCTTAGGTCGCATGGCTATGGGTGCAGACTACTTAAACCCAGCTGCTGCTGTTGAACTATATGTTGGAACTTCTGCTCCTTCTGCGTTCTAATTTATACACTTTATACGGGAGCTTCGGCTCCCTTTTTTTTTATGACAACTCCCACAACAATTGACACCGATACAGAACTATCCGCAGTGAACTCAATACTGGGAGCTATCGGTCAAAGTCCAATAACAACAATAGGTGAATACTCAGAACTAGTTGGCGAGACTAAAGCTACAGGTAATGGTTCTTTAGCAGCTTACACAATTGGTATTACTTACGAAGATGCATCACAAATACAAGCATCTTTAGATGGTGTAAAAACAACTGCTTTTACAGTATCTGGAACTACCCTAACTTTTTCTAGTGCTCCTGCAAATAACGTTGCAATAAGAATTTTTAGAGAACAAGTTAAATATAATACTTTAGAAAATCCAGAGATATCTTTTATCTACACTCTTTTAAAGGAAGTAAATACAGATGTTCAAAACGAAGGCTGGATATTTAATATTGAAAGACACGTATCTATAGACCCAGATACTAATAAGAGAATAAAAATACCAGCTAACGTTTTAAGATATGATTTAACGGATGGTCAAAAGTTTAGAAATAAAGATCTAGTTAGAAGAACTCAAGGTGGTATTACATATTTATATGACACAGTTAACCATACTTATGATTTCGATGATGATGTTGAATTAGATATTGTATACCTCTGGCCGTATGAAGATCTGCCTTCAGTATTTAAAAGATATATCGTTACTAGAGCTTCTGTAAGAGCTGCTACTCAACTAGTAAGTAATCCTAATTTAGTACAACTACTTCAACAACAAGAGGGATTAGCAAGAGCTAATTGCACAGAATATGAATGTAACCAAGGCGATCACAATTTTATGGGGTTTGACCACAATACTACATATCAGTCATATCAACCATACAATGCACTACGAAGATAATGGCAAGTATTACTCAAAAAATTTCGTCACTGAATGGTGGTATATCCCAACAGCCAGATGAATTAAAAGTCCCCGGTCAAGTAGTTTCAGCTAAAAATGTTTTACCAGATTTAACTCATGGTTTACAAAAAAGACCCGGAAGTAAATTAATAAAGTCTTTAAGTGATGATACTGATGCTAATAACAACTCATACACTACAGGTAAATGGTTCAGTTATTACAGAGATGAAACTGAACAATATATAGGTCAAGTAATTAGGCGAAAAGAATCTGATGGATCTTCTCATGCTGATGATGGAAAAATCAGAATGTGGAGATGTAGTGATGGTCAACCAATGACTGTTAACTATACTTCTGCTCAATCTGCTGCTTTAACTAGTTATTTAGTACATTCTGATGATGCTGATTTACAGACTCTTACCCTGAATGATTTTACCTTTATAAATAACAGGACAAAGAATACAGCAATGTCTTCAACAATTGAGCCAGCTCAACCTAATCAAGCTTTTGTTGAATTAAAGATGATTAAGTTTGCTAGTCAGTATTCTTTAAACTTATTTAATAGTACTGCTACAGCTGATTTATCTACTATTTCTACAGCAATAAGATTAAGTGTTACTCATAACGAAAGTGCGTCAGCCAATACTAGTACTAATATCAATACTGATGGTAGTGAAGAAAAATACGATTTAGATACTGACGGTACTTGTGACAGTGTAGGAACAGAACTTTTCTCAGTAAATTTTGATGATACTGATTCCTATGACGTTATGTATACGGGAGATACTAGTACTACTACTGCTAATCAGTTTAATAATAGAGGTAAGAATTTAATATTCCGTATCACTACAACTGGTCAACCAGTAACTACTGGAGGTTCTAGTCCTAGTTATTCTTGTCGATACACCGTTAAAGTTGACTTGTTACATGGTGGAGAAGGTTGGCAAGCTGGTGACAAAATTCGTGTAAGAATGAAAAGTTCATTAGCACAAACACAATATACTATCGAAGTTGCTGAAGTTAGTGTAGGACAAGTATCTGCAAACTTAGCTTTAGTAAGACCTGAACCTACACCATTTGATGGTGAAACTGCAATTACAGCAGATATGATATTGGGTTTAGTAAGAGGAGGTATTACTGGAAATAATACTCTTTCAGGTAATGGTTTTGATGTAGAACAGATAGGTAATGGACTGTACATTAAACGAACTGGTGGAGCTTTTCAGGCAGATACTCCTGTGTCAGAACTATTAAATGTAATTACTAGCTCAGTACAAGACGTTGCTGATTTACCTAAACAATGTAAAGAAGGTTATGTAGTTAAGGTTAAAAATAGTTCCAATGATGAAGATGATTATTACTTAAAATTCTTTGCTAACAACGGATTAAGTGGTGATGGTGTATGGGAAGAATGTGCAGCTCCTAGCAGATTAATTGAATTTGATAAGGCAACAATGCCTATTCAATTAGTTAGAACAAGCCTTACTGAATTTACTGTTTCTCAAATTGATTACGAAACTTGTCCAGTAGGGGACAGTATAACTGCACCTAAACCTAGTTTTATGTCAACGGTATCTGGTCAAGATGGTGATCTAAGTACTAAAAATAACACCATAAATAATATGGTTTTCTTTAGGAACCGTTTAGTTTTCTTAAGTGATGAAAACGTAATCATGTCAAGACCTGGCGACTTTTTTAATTTCTGGCCGAAGTCTGCTATTGTCAGCGGACCAGAAGATCCAATTGATCTATCTTGTAGTTCTAAATATCCAGCAATTATTTATGACGCTATTGAAGTAAATAGTGGACTTGTACTATTCACTAAAAATCAACAATTTATGTTGACTACTGACAGTGATGTACTGGCTCCAACTACTGCAAAAATAAATGCTTTAGCAACATACAACTTTAATGAAAAAAGTAATCCAGTTAGCTTAGGAACTACTATTGCCTTTTTAGATAATGCTGGTAAGTTTACTAGATTCTTTGAGATGGCTAGTGTACTTCGAGAAGGTGAACCAGTTATTTTAGAACAAAGCAAAGTTATATCTAAATTATTTCCCAAAAATTTAAATATGACTGCCAATTCTAGAGAGAACTCTTTTATTATTTTTGGTGCTAAAGATACTAATACTTTATATGGGTATAGATATTTTAATTCTGGTGAAAGAAGAATACAGCAATCTTGGATAACTTGGGAATTATCTGGAAACATACAATATATTTGTATGCTAGATGATGCAATCTTTGCAGTAGTTCGTAATGGTACTACAGATGTAATGCAACGTTTCAACCTTAAACAAGGTGACGATACAACAGAATCTATTAGCGAAGATGGAGAAACTTACAAAGTATATTTAGACAATATTACTGAAGTAACTTTAACCACTGGTGCAAGTTATAGCGAAGAAACTAATCTTACAACTTTTCCGTTACCTGATGGTTACATGAGTGATAAGCAATTGGTTTTGTATGACCACAGTACCGGTACTACAAACAATGTTGGTAGTTATGCGTTAGTAAATAAAAAATATAATGTTGGAACTTCTAAATTTGATTTAACGGTTAGTGGTGATTGGGTAAATGAAAATGCTTTACTTGGTTATCTCTATGATATGGAAGTTGAGTTTCCAACCTTATATATAACACAACAATCTGGTCAAACTGTTAGAGCTGATGTTCAGGGTAGCTTAATTATCCATCGGCTTAAATTTAACTTTGGACCATTAGGAGTATATAAATCAACATTGAAACGTGTAGGTAAACCTGATTATTCTCACGTACATGAATCAGCATATGCCGATCAATATAAAGCTAATAGATTAGGTATAGATGACGAGCAAGAAATAACGATACCTGTATACGAAAGAAATACTAATTATACTTTAATACTTAGTTCAGAACATCCCACCCCTGCCACTGTTTTTTCAATGGCGTATGAAGGTGACTTTACCAATTCATATTACAAACGTGTTTAACATTCAATTAACTGAAAAAGAGTTACGTTACTTATATTGGCGAATGAAAACTAACAGATGGTATGAAAGATATGACTTACCATTTGGCAATCCGTGGCAACCATGGATGGCAGAAACATTAGAGAAATTAGAACCTATATATAAAGATTTAGATGACTAAATTCATTCACCCAATAACACCGGAAGCTGCACAACATGTAGCTTCCAACCTTTTACCAGATGACTATAGAGAAGTATCAGAGGGTCATGGATATGACCCAGTGGTAGCCATCCCTGCATGTTCTCTAATAGGAGATACTGTTTATTTTACAGCTCCAAATAGTCAAATAGCTGGAATAGCTGGAGTACAAGAAGACGGCAGAATCTGGATGCTGTGTACACCAGAGATCCTTAAGTATCCCCATACATTTGCTAAACAAGCAAAAATTTATGTGGAAAGTAGAAAAGAGAAGTTGCTTTGGAATATCGTTGATAAACGAAACAAGGTTCACATAAAACTTCTTAGATTCCTCGGGTTCAAATTTTTACGGGAATTAAAACACGGACCTAATAATTTATCCTTTATGGAGTTTTGCCGTGTGTTTAGGATCAGCAGCTAAGACTGCTAATGAGAATGCTCGTAGAAGATATAAATACGAGAACGAAAGAAGAGAACGTCAATGGATGCAACGCACATCTATTTACAATGCTCAAAAAGTTAAATATGAAGAGGATGTACAGAATGCTGGTCTAGCTCAAGCAAATGTAAGAGTTGAACAACAAGAAGCTATGAATCTTGCAAGAGGTGACGCTCAACTTAAGTACGCCGAACTATTTAGAAAGTTACAAGAAAATAGTACTTATGGACAATTAGTTGCATCTGGTCAAACTGGTCAATCTACTAGAAGAAGAGGGACTATAGACTATGCCAAGTATGGCAGAGATGTAAGTGAAATTGCTAGGAAATTAACTCTTAACGATAGAGAGTTGGCTCGTAAGAGTTCAGCAGCAATATCAAAATACAAATCATTTAAAGATGAAGCATTTGTCAAGGTTGCATTTAAACCAATACCAGATGTTGCACCTCCACAACCTGTTATGCGTAACGTCGGAGCTGAAGCATTTATGGAAGGCTTATCAATTGCTGGCAACGTCATGTCAGGACTTGGTGCTATGGGAGTTCAATTTTAGGAGAAACTATGGAAGACGAATTTTTTAATTTTAACGAAGCACCAGATTGGGCTGAAACTCTTATAGCTGGTTATGACCCAGTTAACACAAGCTATGACAGACGTGAGACTTTAGAAAAACTAAACGATGAAGTTCGTGAAAAGAATGCTGGAATCCCTTTAGAAATAGTTAACAAATTAGCAAAAATAATACCATCTGCTAAAAAAATTTCAGATAAAATAGCTTGGAATAAATACAATAAAGATTCCGCCGCTGCAAATCCTTGGCCGGAAGGTACTCCACAGCATGAAACGTATGAAAAATTACAGCTACAACTAGATCAAGCTGAAAAATTAAATTCAGAAATGCTTGGTGATGCTTATAAGGAAGAGGATATTATTAAGATTCAAAGTCTTAAAACTGATGGAATAGGTAATAGAAAAAAAAGAAATATTATCTTTAATGCTGATCAAGTTACATGGGATGGTGATTTAGCAAAATCAATAAACGACAACTATAAAGGTGGGTTTCCAGACACAGGTACAGCTGAAGATTTCGTTAATGGTTGGTGGCAACAGAAGAAACAGAATTTAATTGCAGCTGGTTTTAACAATAGATATATTGAATTTTTTGGTAGAAAGAAATTTGATAGTCTTAAAGCTAACTTTATGCAAACTGTCAAACCAAATATTCTTAAAAACGAATTACAAGAAGATAGAAATTTAGACATAACAAATATCGAATCTTTATCTCAAGGCGAGAATTTTAATGAAGAAATTTATAAATGGGCTGATTTAAACAAAGGAAAATTTAACAACAATATTGGTGATGCTGTTCGTTATAAAACAAACTTAATGTTTGATTTAGTTAAGGCTGATTTATTACCTTACGATGTAGCAGAAAGTTTTTTATTTTCAATTACTAAAGCTAAAGGTGATAAAGAAAAAACAGTTGTTGAAAAATTAGGTGGAAGTACCATTGCAAAGATAGAAGTTAATGGTTGGTTAGAACAACTTGACCAAGCTAAAAAGAAATCTTTAGAAG